CGAGCGGACTCCGGCCGGTCTCGGCGCCACCATCGTCGCCATGGCCAGCGGCACCGGCAATCCGGATATCGCCAGCGCCATCACCGCCATCGGCGACAACCAGTTCCACACCATCATCATGCCGTTCATCGATGCGGCCAACCTGACCAAGCTGGAAGCCGAACTGCTCCGGCGCTTCGGCCCGCTGATCATGAAAGACGGCCTGGCCTTTGCCGCCGTATCCGGCACCGCCAGCGACGCCACCACCCTCGGCGCGGCCCGCAACAGCTACCTGGTCTCCATCATGAGTTGCCAGAAGTCGCCCACCGCCCCCTGGGCCGTCGCCGCCATCAACGGCGCTATCGACGCCTACGAGCCCGACCCGGCCAGACCGCGCCAGACTCTTGTTCTCACCGGCATGCTGCCGCCGGCTGCTGCCGATCAGTACCCCCAGAGCACCCGCGACACCATGCTCCACGGCGGTATTTCCACCTTCATCGTCGACGATGGCGGCAACTGCCTGATCGAGCGGCAGATCACCACCTACAAGACCAACGCCTTCGGGGTTGCCGATACCAGCTACCTCGATATCGAAACCATGCGGACGCTGTTCTACCTGCGCTTCACCGTCCGGGCACGGATCGCCCTCAAGTTCCCGCGCCACAAGCTGGCCAACGATGGCACCAACTTCTCCCCCGGGCAGGCCATCGTTACCCCGAACATCATCCGCGCCGAACTGATCACCCTGTTCCAGGACTGGGAACTGGCCGGCCTGGTCGAGGACATCAACCAGTTTAAGGCCGATCTGATCGTCGAGCGCGACAGCGACCCGAACCGGGTCAACGCCCTGATCCCGCCGAACTGCGTCAATCAGTTCCGGGTCTTCGCCGCACAGGTACAGTTCCGGCTGTAATTAGATAACGCCGGGGGCTGCGGCCCCCGGCCAGCACATATCCAGGAGGAAATCATGCAATTACTTGGACGGGCACAGATCAAATATAACGGCAAGCTGCTCCGCACCGAAAAGAACGCCAAAGTCAACACCGGCGGCGTCACCCGCAAGGGACAGGCCGGCGACCGCGTTCACGGCTATTCCGAAGAGACCGCCATCCCCTTCATCGAATGCGAAGTTGCTCTGGCCAAAGGCGACAGCCTGCTGGAGCTGAACAAGGCAACCGATGTCACCGTAACCTTCGAGGCCGATACCGGCCAGACCTGGGTGCTGAAAGACGCCTGGCTGGTAGATCCGGCCGAAGCCAGCGCCGGCGAAGGCGGCAAGGTCAAGCTGAAATTCGAAGGGATGACCTGCGAGGAAATGAAATAATGGCTACCATCAAGGTAATGCTCACGGATGGCCTGACGATCGGCGAAGAGAAGCACCTGGAAGCCGAACTGCGCGCCGCGACTGCCGGGGATATGATCGAGGCGACGGAAGAGAGCGAGAAACCGGTTTTAACCCCGGATGGCTATAAGATCCTCACCAGCCCGACCCTGGCGGGAATCCATACCCTGCGCCGGCAGGTGGTAAGAATTGGCACCTACCCCGGCCCCTTGACCATGGGCGAGATAAAAAAGCTGTCAAGCCGGGATCTCGATCTGTTGTCTTCGCAGGCCGAGAATCTCCAGGGTGCCGTGATCGAGGGCATCACTGAACGGGGAAACGAATAGCGGAGGAGCGGGACATTTGGGTTAAAGCGATAATTAGCTTCGCTTCCTGCACCCACTGGAGCGAAACCGAAATACGCAATTTACCTTTAAACCGTTTCCTCCGCTACCTCACGTCGTTGCCGAAAAACGAGGGGTAACATGAGCCAGGTCAAAACATCACTTATTGTCGAGCTTAATGGGAACGTAACCCAGCGGGCCGCGCAGTTTGCCAATTCCATCCAGCGACTCGGGCTTAACGGCAGCCGCTCCATGCAAATGCTGGAGCGGAGTGTCACCACGGTCAGGACCGGGCTGGATAAACTCGGCAATCGATATACTGCGATGCTCTCGGGGCTCGGCGGTATGGGTGCAATGAAGACGATGGGTGACCTCTCCGAGCGGCTGGCATACATGGGGGCTGGCTTTCGCGCGTCCCGGAAAGAGATTGACGCCCTGTATCAATCATTATTGAAGACTGCGCAGGATAAAGACATCCGGGTGAATCCGGAAGAGATTCTGGCAGGGGTCGAATCTATAAAGCAGAAGTTTGGCGAGATAAAATTTGCTGAAGATAATCTGCGCAATATCGGGCTTATTATCCGCGCTACTGGTGCTGCGGGCAAAGATGTCGGCGATATTCTCGCCAACCTCAAAGAAAAATTTAAAATAGAGACTCCGCAAGAGCTTCTGCAGGCGATGGACGTTTTCGCCGTCCAGGGTAAAGCGGGAGCCTTCGAACTGCGGGATATGGTGACACAGGGCAACGAAGTAACCGCAGCCTACAGCGCCATGGGTCGAACCGGGGTGCCTGCTGTCCGCGAAATGGGCGCGGCGTTACAGGTCATGCGCCGTAGTTCAGGCAGCGCAGCTGAAACTGCCACAGCGTTCGAAAACATTATGGCAGAGCTAACCGACAAGAAGAACGTCAAGCTCTTTAAAAAAGTCGGCATCCAGATATACGCCAAGGGCCACGAAAAAGATCACAAAATGCTGGCACCCTTCCAGGAGATATCTGATCAGATATTGAAGGTCACCGGCGGCGATCCGGAAAAGGTCGGGCGCATCTTCGGCTTGCGGGCGAAACATGGCTTCAACGCCTTTACCACGGAATACCTGAAGACCGGTAAAAACCCCATCTACGAATTTTTGGATAAGGGTGGCGATGGCAAAGAGATCCTGAAAGACGCTGCTGAAGTTGCGAAAGAGTTCAATGCTTCTATGGAGTCTCTCCGCGCCAACTGGCAGCGGTTCGCGTCCAGTAACGTCCTTCCGAAGGTCCAAAAAATGGCTGATTTCCTGAACAGTCTGCAGCCGGCAACCGTAGACCGCTGGATGAAGATCGGCGGTGCCGTCGCCGGGGTTATGGGAGCTCTGGTCGTGGGCAACAAGGTGGTTGGTGCCGGGGCTGGTTTGATCCGGTTGTTTGGTGGGGGTAAAAGTGCTGCCGCAGCTGCCGCCGGCCTGGCCGGTGGTGCTGTTCCGGTTCGAGTAGTGAATCTCCCGGGGTTGCAGGGGACGGGCGCCGGTGCAGTTGCTGGCCGGACGCTACTGACCACAGGCCTGGGCGCGGCTGCCTTGCCCTTAGGGACAGCCGTTATTGCGCGGCCACTGGCTAAGTATCTGGCGGACGAACAGCTGAAAGCCTCGTCAACGGCGCGGCTTAAACAGCTGCTCAATAATCATATGGTTATGGGCGGCGGGGCGCAGTCCTACCAGGCGCAGGTTATCGCTTCTGAGCTGCAAAAGCGGGGCGCTTTCGATGGCAATATTAAGCTGGTTATCGATCAGGAAGGCCGGGCAAAGGTAACTGAGCTCAAGCAAGGCAGCAATTTAAAGATCAACGTAGATAACGGCGTAATGATGGTGAGCCACTAATGACTACCTGGCGCGAAAACCTGCAGCAGGGCTCTTACCGCGGTGTTCCCTTCCACTGGCGCCGGGCGGAGAGCGATATCGGCCGCAAAACGGCCCGGCATGATTATCCGCAGCGGGATGAAGCCTATATCGAAGATCTGGGGCTGGCTCCCAAGGAGTTTGTTCTCGATGTGATCGTTATCGGCCCCGGCTACATGGCCGACCGCGACCGGTTGATTGCCGCTCTGGAGCAGCCTGGTCCCGGCACTCTGGTTCATCCGACCATGGGGACGATGCAGGTCTCTCTGAACGGCAAGGTGCGGGTAAGCGAATCGACCTCTGAAGGGGGTATGGCGTCGTTCTCACTCCCCTTCGTGGTGGCCGGCCCGAATGTTAATCCGACCGCGAAGGTTGACACGGTGGCAGTGGTGGCGAAGCGGGCGGAGATAGCCAAGGCGGCGGTGGTGGCGGATCAGGTCGCTACACTGAAGACCACCAACCTGCCGGCGTTTGTCGCCGAAAGCATCGGCAAGCTGGCCGACCAGGGGATTGCCGCCATCGGCGTTGCCTTAAAGAGTGTTGCGCCGCCGTTGGTACCTGAGCAGGCGACCGGCCTGCTCGACAAGCTGATGTCGGTTCGTTCGAGTATTGGTGCTCTGGTACAGACACCGGCGGCGCTGGCCGCGGAAGTGCAGGGGTTTATCGAGCGGAGCAAGCTGCTGACTACTAACCCGTTCACCGCCTTGAAGTCGCTGCGCTCGCTTTTCGGCTTCGATGTCAATCACGCCGGCGTGAATATTTCTTCCAGCTCGACCCCGGCACGAATTCAGGAGCAGCAGAACAGCGACGCCTTCGTTGCTCTAGTCCGGACTTCGGCGGTTATAGAGGCGTGTGCCCTCAGTAGCCAGGTAGACTACCCGAGCTACCAGGACGCCATTGCCAGCCGTGACGAACTTCTGGATCACCTCGATGCGGCTCTCGAA